GTGCTGCGTTAGCCTTTGAAGTAGCATCTGCTGAGGCTGTGGCCTCTGCTGCTGCTTGCGCTGCGTTAGCCTTGCTTGTTGCATCTGCTGAGGCTGTGGCCTCTGCTGCAGCCTGTGCTGCGTTAGCCTTTGAAGTAGCATCTGAAGCGGCAGTTGAAACTGCTGTAGCGATGTCTGAAGTAACATCAGATGAATTAGCCTTTGTTGCTAAAGCTGATGTAAGTGTTGTTGTGTAATTAGCATCGTCATTAATTGCTGCTGCTAATTCATTCAATGTGTTAAGAAGCTGTGGGGCTCCGTCAACAAGGTTATCTACAGCTGTTGAAATTGCTGTATTTCTATTTGAAACTTCTGTTGATATTGCAGATGAAAGTGCTGCTGATGCAGTTGCTTCCGCTGCTGCTTGAGCGGCGTTAGCCTTGCTTGTTGCATCTGCTGAGGCTGTGGCCTCTGCTGCAGCCTGTGCTGCGTTAGCCTTGCTTGTTGCATCTGCTGAGGCTGTGGCCTCTGCTGCAGCCTGTGCTGCGTTAGCCTTTGAAGTAGCATCTGCTGCTGCTGTTGATACAGAAGCTGCATCTCCTGATACTCTAAGTGCTGCTTCTGCTGCTACCTTAGTAGTTGCATCTGTTGCTGCTGCTGTAATGGCGGCTGACTGTGCGTTTGAAGCTTTTGTACTTGCATCGCTTGCTGCTGCAGAAATTGCTGCAGATTCGGCAGCGGAAGCTGATCCATATGAATCAAACACTCCCTGATTAATTGTAAGGTTGCCTGAGCCATCAACTGTAAATGTATTAGAGTCTACTGCCTTTACAAGAGTCGCTCCGCCTACAAGGTTAAGGATATAACTATCGCCAGCCTGTGTATTTTGGGCAATGATTTCATTGCCAGCAATTGTTGCTGATGTGCCTTCAACGATAAGGCCCGATTTAATTCTAAAGTTTTTTACTACTGTTGCCATTTATATGACTCCTCTTGTTGCTTTTTTTGTTATGCTTTAAGCGCTGTTCTGGAAAATCTAACTGCGATTGAGCCAGAAACAGGGGTGACTCTTAAACTAATTATACCTGAATTATCTTCAAAGGTATAGGTAAATAGATTGTTGTTTGTGTTTGAGATGATGTTAGATTCTGAAACCATTATGTTTGTGCCATCATGTGAGACAAGGATTTCTGATGTATAGACATCGTTTCCCTTTGTTACCTGGATGTTATAGTTGGCAGTTCTCCATGCGGTCTTTGAAAATGAATCTATGTTTGTTGGGTTTTCAATACCGTATACTGCAAGATCATTGTTGCCCTCTAAACCTAATAGCTCTGCAATTGCATCTGTGCTGTTTCCAAGATCGTTTAATACTGTTTCAATGTTTGAAACCTTGTATGTTAATGAATCTGGATCTTGTGAGTTATCTACTCCGACTTTTATTTCTAATGCCTCAATGGCATCGTTTGCATTTGTGTGCTGTTGGGAATGAGATGGTGCTGATAGCTGATCTGTAGAATTAGGATTAACTAATTGATCTATGCTATTTGGATAATTGGTGGCCATGTGACTACCCCCTATATGTGATTATGTTGCTTAGACAATTATACCCTAGGGGTGATTATAATCAGATAGATTTTACCATTTACCTAAAGGACAAACCGCTTTTTCCATTCCAGTTTTAATCTTCATTATGCATCCGCATTGCTTACATTGTGTAGTTGCAGATATAAACTCTGGACACCCTTTACAAATACTGTAGCGCTCTTCTTTCTTTTCATCTGTTGTCCACTCAGTGTTTGGATTAACCATATCCCATGGCTTTACAGCATTTGGATCGAGAAGGTTTTCTTTTATTGTCTGCCATCTTGAGGTCATTATTAATCCTTATTAAAAGTTGTGCCGTCCCATTTCCAGCCCTGTGCTTGTTCTGGAAGTTGCGATATCTCTAATGGCAACTTTGTAAAGTTTACTATTTTAGGGTTGCTTGATAGAGCTGATCTTAATATTTCTGTTTCTAAATTTCCTTCAGGTATGCTAAACCAACCAGCATACTCGTTATCGACAAGGACCAAGAATACTTCTCCGCCAATATCATCTTTTATAGACATGGTAAATCTCCTTTTTTATAAATTATAGCATAATTATTAGGCTATGACTAGGGCTGAATTAACAATAAACCAAGGCTCTGGGGATGTTCTAATGTCATAAACAGTTGATTCTACGTCATCTATTTCAATTGATACTACTGGTATTTCTGAGATAGTGCCATTAACGTCAACGCTTATAATAATCTCCCCAATTTCTATTTCGCCAGCATTTTTATATTCAATACCGTTTTCTGATTTAATAAATATTGGCTGTGTAATAGAATAGTTTTTGCCCATATTATTAAATCCAATTAAAGTTGAAGTCTTAAGCGTTACTGAGGCAACTTCAGTGCTGGTCAATCCAACGCTTGATGAAAGTGGTCCAGATTTCTTTTCTGTAGATATTGAATTAATATCTACATGAATATTATTAATGGTAACTAAAGAATCTCCAACATTAATATATTGAGCTTCTACTGGGCCATTAAGGGTCAACACTAATGCGTTAGGAGCTAAACACTTAGCCTTAAAGCTTGGTGGTGCAAAGAAGCTTGGTGGTGCAAAGAAGCTTGGTGGTGCAAACTTCGACGGGAAGCTTGGTGGTGCAAAGAAGCTTGGTGGTGCAAAGAAGCTTGGTGGTGCAAACTTCGACGGGAAGCTTGGTGGTGCAAATACTGGCTCTGGTTCAATGCAAGTTCCGTATGTATCAGCGCATCCAGATGGAGTAACACAAACACTTTGTGTGCCAGCTGTACCGCAAGGCCTTGAGCCAGTGCTAACACAAGTTGAACAATTGGTAGTTGTTCCGCCGCCACCTGGTGCTGCTGTTGATTGACATGCTGGATATCCAGATTGTGAACATGTTGTATTATATCCAGATCCAGTTGCAGAAATATTAGTAGCTGAAGTTGATTGTCCACAGTTTCCAACTCCTGCATATTGAACAGATGTTGTACAATACCAAATGCCTGCTACTGGCACACAACCCGTAACGGTTACTATGTTTTCGCAAGTTCCTGGTGTGTAACAAACAGATATGTTTTCAACTCCAGAAGGGCATGTAGATGAAGCTTGAGTACTTGTAAAGCTTTGAGATGAAGAACAAGCCTGACACATTGGTGCAGTACATGCTACGCTTCCTCCGCAATTAGCTGCTGTAACTGGAATAAAATCTCCACAACATTGTTGATTTGAAGCAATATTATAGTCAGATGATCCACCAAGCAATGTCCTGCCCAATTCTGAGCATGTAGAAGAATTTGCATTGGTTATTGTTCCAGGGCAAGAAGGTTTTGTTGGGGCTGCTGTTGATTGACATGCTGGATATTCGTAGTCGAGAGAAGTATTTTGAATTCTACAGGCTGTGCTATATCCAGTACCAGATGCAGAAATATTAGTAGCTGAAGTTGTATAAGAACAGTTTCCAATTCCAGCACCAGATGAAGAAGTTGTACATAAATAAACTAGTGTTGGTGCTGGTCCAGTAGATAAGCAATCTGGGAATGGAGCTGAAGGTACACATGTTCTAGAGTATCCAGATCCCGACCCAGAGTTGTTGAAAGTTGGATTTGTATATCCACAATTTCCAACCCCTCCGCCGTTATAACTTTCTGTGCAATACCATGTTGTACCAGCTGGCACACAACCAGTATCTGTTGTTATTACATCACAAATTCCTGGGGTATAACATGTGCTAACATTCATGCTGCCAGAGGGACAAACGCTAGTGGCAACTGATCTAGTTCCAGTAGTTGTAGTTACGCATGCCTGGCATGCTGGAGTATTACATTGTGCTGCTGAATCACAATTTGAAGAAAGAGAGCCCATTGTTACAGAATTGCTGCTAAATACCTTTTCTGTAGTTCTTAAATCAGTGGTTAAAACATAAACAGATGTAGTTATTTGAGTGTTGTCATATGATGTGTTAGTGCCAAAGTCAACTGGAGAAGTTACTCCAAAAGTCATTGGAACTCCATTAGAATACCATTCAGTTATGTATGAATAAATAGAGTCTGAGTTACTCCATGTTCCATTTGTTGAGCTGACTACTCTTCCATTAATAGAAACAGTTGGTGGTGTTATATTTACTGGAAGCTCAACTGTTGGATACGTAATAGTTAATGGTGGGGTTGATGTCCAAGAAGTTTCTGTAAACCTTGGGGATGTTCCATTAATTTGTACTGTGAATGATCCATATGTTGTTCCGCCTGCTCCAAATTGCATAATGTCAAGGGATGTAGCTGCTGGGTCGCTTAAAAATGAGCTTGCATAGAATTCTCCATTATTATATACAGTCCAGCCAGTTTGTTGTATTAAACTACTAGACCAGCTTAATCTGCCTCCCCAACCAAATGATTGCATTGTGGCTGTTACGGAAGGTTTGGTTGGCTTTAGATCATAGACTATTGCATTTTTACCATAACCGCTAAGATTTATTCCAGATGCATTAGATGTGTTTACTGGATTAATTAATATTCCTAAAGTTCCTGAAGCTGAGCCAGTATCGATTGCAAACTTGCATGTAGTGCCTACTTCGCTATATACACCCTTTGCTGCATCAGAATTATTTACCATACTAGATATTTCTGTAAATGGAACTTCTGGTCCCTGGTACTGCATATAATAGTCGTTAGCACCCTTTACTTTTTGCCAAGTAAATTCTACTATTCCATTTGAAACAACGTTTACATTTATGTCACCCAACTTTTCAGGTGCAATTACTGGACTAGGCAAAGTATATACTGGATCAGTATTTTTACCAGCAGCATTTGTTGCTGTAACTTTACATCTAACAACGTATCCAACATACTTTAAAGTCTGTTGTAAATTCCATTCATCTTCATCTAAAAATAATGTGCTAGATGTTTTATCTAGTATGTTTGTCCAATTATATCCAGATGGTGTATATGGAGATTTTTCCCATTGATACTCAAAAAGCGTTGGAGAATTTTCCCAGTCTCCACTTGTTGTTTGAACGGTTTCTTGTGCTGCATAAAAAAATGAAGGGCCTTGTATAGAAAGAACTGGTAGAGTTGTATTTTTGGGAAGTAGACTAAGTAATGGCTTCCATTCTGATCCATCCCATATATATGCCGCTTTTGACTCATTCCAAGATACACCATCATGGATTTGAATCTTCTTTAAAGGATTCCAGCTGGAACCATCAAAAATGTTTAGCGGCATTCCAGGCTCCTTAGTATTGTATGTAAATATCTCCAGCAGAATTACCGCTTGAAGGTGGTGTCAAATCTGTGCCATATGTAATTTTATTTATATTAGAAGATGAGCTACCGTTAGTATATGTTCCATTTATGTTTGCATCCGCTTTAGCTGTTGCTGCCGCAATTGATGTAGTAATAGACTCTGGGATTACAGATTCAAGTATCTTGCTATTAGAATCTAGACCAGCGTATCCACCAGATTGATTCTTTTCAGCTTCTGGCTGATATCCGCCCAACGAGTTATCAATGCTATTTTTTGCTGTGTCTGTATAAGCTTTTGCTTCTGTTAAAGCAGCTGTAAGATTAATTGATGTAGCATAACCAGGAATTACTGGAGTTCCAGTAAATGTTGGAGAGTCGATAGGCGCATAAGTTGTTGCTGCTATTGATGAATCTAATTTAGTTCCAACTGTAGTTACTAGCGCTGATAGGCCAGTTTGATCTGCTTGAAAAGCAGTTGCAAGTTCACCTAATGTATTTAAAGAATCTGGTGCAAGGTTTACTATGTCTGATATTGCAGATGTTATATCTGATGTTCTTGCAATTGTTGAAGGTATAAAAGATTCAGATATCTTACTGTTTGAGTCTAGACCAGCTATACCATTTGCAGAATTTCTTTCTGATATTGGTAGATATGAATTTTGAAATTCAACTCTTAAATCATTTACCGCAGCTTGTGCAAAGTCTAAGGCCTCTACGTGCTTTGCAGCGGTTGCAGAAATTGCTCTTGCAGGAGTAAAGTATAGTCTAGAACCTTCTGTAACATTTGATGTGTTTAATACTGGTGATGGCACTACGAAATTTGAAATTGCTGTGTCAATGTAACTTATAGTATTAGTAATTAAAGGATTTACTATATCTGATACTCTTTGGTTGGTAAAATATAAGTTAATGCCTTCTGGAATTACAGATGTATTAAGGCTTACAATTGCTGTGCTTATTTTTTGATCTGCATTTTGCCCAGATAAAGTTACTGCGTTATTAGATTTTACTGTTGCATCAGCTGCAGCGGCAGTTATTGCATCTTGAAACTTTACACCAGTATGTGCATTGGCAGCGCTTAAAGCTTGTGCTGCAGATCCAATAGAATCGTAAAGTCCTTCTACTGCAGATCTTGCTCTTGTACCAGTAAAATATAAATTTGTTCCTTCTGTTATGTTTGTTGTTGAAATTGAAGACATAGCATTTTGTAATGCTGCTGCAGCTTCAGCGTCTAATGAAATTTGATCAGGTAATTGAGATAAAGGGACTTTACCAGCAGAATCTAATGTGGCAATTCCGTTTGGCTCACCTGGCTTAAATGCATAAGAAGATAAAGCATTCCATCTTTGTGTGCCATTTCCAATTTTAAATTTAAGCGTATCTGTTTCAATTCCAATTTCACCGTTTAGTAGTAGTGGATTATTGGTTGCCCAGTTGGCTGCTACATCTCTTCTTAATTGAATTTTTAATGCCATTATGAATTACCTCCGTCAAGCGATGGGGCATCAAAGTCTTCTGAGCCTCCGCCATTTATTGATGTCTCTGTTGTTTCCTGTGTTCCGTCAAATAGGCCTGCGTCAAACAAGTTTTCTTCTACGAATGATGGTCTGTTCAATGTGTCACCTGGGTTTCCTCCGTCATAACCAATGATTTCTGGTAAAACAGTTCCTGGTGTATTTGGATTAGATAATGATTTAAAATCAATTTGGTTCTGTATATCGATTGTATGTACGTCTCCATCAAATGTATGGGTGTGCATATAAAATGGTGTTGGGTCTGTACTTGGTGGGGTAAGCTCTATCCATGATGTTCCATTATGAACACGCAAGTTTTTAGTTGTCGTGTTTATATAAACTTCGCCTACTTGACCAAATTCTGGGTCTGTTGACAAAGCTAAGAGCCTAAGTGGTACTAGCATTTGTCTAGACATTATTAACCTACTACAACTACTCTATATTCTCCAGCAGAAGGTGCGGAAGCAAAATTAATTACAACAGCATTAGCTGTTGATCTTTGAACGTCTGCCTCTACCTGTGCAAATGGTGTTGCTGCTTCAAAGATTTGTACTGTAACGTCGGTTGTCCCCAAGTTATGTGTAACAGTATATGATGTAGCTGAAGATCCAAGTGTCTCTGCATACTTTCTTGCAATTGCATGATAGTTTGTTCCATTATTAGTTAATGTCCACTTGTCTGATGTTTCGTTCCATAGAATCTCTGCATCTAGCTCTGATCCACGCTCTACAACGATGCCTGCATCTGTAGTAGGTGTTCCAGTAAATCCGCTGTTAAGCTTTACCTTATTATCTTCAATGTTAATCTGTGTTGTGTTTACAGAGTTAACAGTTCCAATTACATTTAAGTTTCCGCCAACTTGCAAGTTACCAGTAATTTCAACATTGTCTGGCAATCCAATTGTAACTGCAGCGTTATGTCCGCTGTTTGGAGAAACAGTGACTTCATTTGCTGTTCCAATAATTGTTGCTACATAATCACCAGTAGTTTGTGTATCTAGTGGGATTATTAAATCTACTTCTCCAGCATTTGTTAATCTACCCTGAGCATCTACTGTGAATGTAGGGACCTTGGTATCTGAACCATAATTGCCAGCTGATACTGTTGTGTCATCTAAATTTATTGTTGTTACATTTGTTGTATCATTAAATACCTTTGTTAAACCAACTCCGCCATCTACATATGACCCAATTGCGTCTGTAATAACTTCTAGAGAACCAGATGTTGAAATCCATTCTGTACCATTCCAGAAATATAGAATATTGTCGCCAGTGTTGTAGTAAACCTGACCTGATACTGGATTAGAAGGCGCTGCGCCTAAGTTTTGAATTCTAGCATTGAGTAACTCATTTTTGTTTAGATCAATGCTAACTAAAAATTTTCTTGCCATCTTTTATCTCCTTTTTAGGACAGGTATGCTGTCCCCGAAAATGGCTGGGCCATTGTCAATGTTATTTGGTTAATACTATTATAGTCTATTCCCGTTTCTAACAAGTCTCCCGAACTGGACTTGACGGACACATTTGGGTGGAACTGCAAATTATGATTTATAGAGACGGAATAGACTCCATTTACTGGACCAGTAATTTGGCTCATTTCCCAAGAATACATATATGAGATTTGCTTATCTAGGATAAAGCTTTCTTCAATATTCCATTCGTCAGACAATAAGGACTTTGGGCCCCAGAATCTTGTGGTCAAGGTGTCAAAATAAAAATCTCCAGGGACTCCAAGGGAATTTATTGGATTGCCTTCCCCGCTGATAATTGTTCTTCCAGGGGCACCTGAAGCTCTTACTACTACTAATGGATTATTTTCGGTTACAATTAAGCGGGTTGCCATTATAGTGTTACCGCCCTATTTAATGTTAAATATCCTTCTAGCAATCTTGTTACATTTACGCTAGGATCAATTAGAACTAGATCATATGCAGACTTTGGGTAAAAAAGCTTTTTAGTTCTTTCTGCTGAAACAGAAACTGAAAGTTTTCCAAGTGAGGGTGTTATTGTTATACCGTCTACATCTGAAAGAGTAAATGCTAACTTTTTGCCACCTTGAGTATCTCTTACTTGCATTTTTGCTGTGTGGTGATTTAATTGTATTGGTTGATTATCTTCATCAAGATACTGCACCTCAAAAGTAAACGTTGCGTTCTCGTCTACCTGAAAATTTTTTTGAGCTGCCATTTTTTACCCCTAAAAAGAAAATACCCTTACACTATTTTAGCATAAGGGTATTCCCAATTGACTAATAATTACTTGCTTGTAAATCCGAATTCTTTATTACTTGGACTCAAAGCCTTTAGGATTACTGGGGCAATTGCTGCCACTCCAGCCGCAACCAAATCCTTTGGATTTGTATTGCCAGTCATATATAGAGCTGTGGCTGCTGCCAAAAATGCTCTGCCGTATGTTCCAATTGCTGCTAAAATCTGCTCTTGCATAGTTACTTTCCCATCTTTATTTAAATCAGCTTTATCAAATTTTTTGATAGCCATGTTATCATCTCCATTTGGGCGTTGTTGCCCATGAATTTTGGTTTTACCCAATACTTAAGTTTACCACTAAGCCGAAATATCCACAAGTTCACAATTTCCGTCTGAACTGCAGGCCAGCGTGGCATTTGTAGAAGTTCCGTCTTCTGTCTCATAGAATGATAGATCTTCCCATCGAATATTCTTTGGCATTTGTGCTGCCAAAGCTTCGTATTCTTCTTTTGAAATTTCTTGATATGGGGCTTGCTTATATGTATGCTCTGAGTGAGGCAGGAATGAAATTCCAGATACTTCATCAAAATTCTTATATACCCAGGCTCCAACTTCCATCCATTCGTCTTCTTTTACTGAAACTGTAATAGAAGGCTTATGCTCACACCAAGCACGTTGGTATACCAGCCAAATATTTAAATGATCAATTGCAGTTAAATCATTTCTAACAATTGCACCTTCTGGTGCTTTTACTGGAAATGAAAACACGTATGTCTCGTTTGGCTTCATTACATCGTCTTCAACTGGAATTCCAACTTCTTTTAGGAAAGTAGAAATAGGATCTCCCTTTGAGCCACGAACTGTACGAATATAATACGGCGAATGCCATGGATGCATTCCTGAAGATACCCCGACCAATTGAGAAACTGTTCCAGAAGGCTTTACACATGTAATGGCTGCAGACTCAGGAATCCCAATCTTACCAGACTCTTCTCTATTAACTTCCCTTGCCTTGTCCCGCAATGTCATAAGAAATGCTTCCAGTGAAACCAAATCTTCTTTACCAGACATGAATTTGTGTCCAAACTGCCCAGTTAAAGAAACTCCAAGCAGTCGCTCTTCTTCTGTGTTATCTTTCCAAATCTTACGCAAGTACTTAAAATCGGTAAGAGTAGACTGCCATGTTCCAAGAATAGTTGCTAGCTCTACTTTTCTTTCAATCTGCTTCTTTGTATCATTTTCACGCAATACAACTTCTGAAAGATTGCAGAATTGATAAGGGCGAAGAATGATTTCAGAGCAAGGATTAGTTCCATAATGAATCTCTGGGTCTCTACGACCAAACTTAGCTGCCTGTGCTTGCGCTGCTGCAACATTATAAATTCCACGCTCTCCAGATTTTGAATCGTATAGAGATTTCCATTCTGCAATAAACTGCTCCATTTCTGGCTTACGTGAGTATGCTACAGAATTATTTGATAGTGCACGTTGTGGACTTTGCTCCCACCAGTTTCCTGACTTTGCTTGTGCCATTTCAATATCATTAATATTAGACAAAGAGATCATTGCAGATCGTCTTACTCCGCCAACAACTACAACCTCACCAATTTTGCACATTATATCGTGACACTCAATTGGCTTTAAATTTCTTCCAGTTGCGTTCTTAAACTTTGCAATTGTAAAATCAAAAAGGTTAACAAGTGGTTGTGGACCAGATGATCTTCCACCCATTGTCTTAAGTCTTGCGCCTGCAGGTCGAACCTTTGAAACATCAATTGCTGGAATATGTCCAGTCCATAGAAGTGCAAGAAGTTCTCTGTATGCTTTTGCCCAACCTTGCTTAGAATCTTCAACTACAATTACAGTGTCAGATTTTTCAAGTTTTTCTGGAACGGCAGGAAGCTTATTAATATACTTATACTCAACTGAAAACCCAACACCAGTTCCACACATTAAAACATACATTGTTTCATCAAAAGAGCGTGGAGAATCTACTGGCAAGAAAGCGCAGTTATATCCTGCTACATTATCTCTTTCAAGTGCTGCGCCAGAAGTCATTACAGATCTCATAGATGGCATAACATTTCGTTCAAAGACAAACTCTTTTAATTCCGCAACAAGCTTTTCATTTGGAATGTAATTATGGTTTTGTGCTAAGTGGTTAGTCATGAAAGAAAAATATCTATCTACTGTCTCTCCCCATGTTTCTCTACGTCCTTCTGCTTCTACCCATTTAGCATATCTGGATAGTGCAATAAAATTTTCATAAGGGTTTTCGATAGTATTTTTCATTTGTCGCCTTTTCTTCCGCCTGACGGATTGATTGTTTTTTTTAAGTGAAGTCTAAGTGTATCAAACTTTTTTATAAAAGAAAAGAAAAATTATTTTTATTGTTGTTTTTTAGTTAACTGTAATATATAATACTCTATATATACATATATATAATATATGTTGTATTTTGTTGATTTGCTGACCCCCCGACCCCCCTATTCGAATTATACTAAATAGATATTCTATGTCAAGAGAAAAAGTATTTGACATGTTCTTGGATCGAATGGTATGATTGTACTTCGCTATCTCTAAAGGAGGAAATGCCAATGGAGAATATAAAGAAAAGCCTAAGCGATATTGTTCATCAATATGCTGCGATTGCAATTACAGTAATGTTTTTGTTTTCCAACACAGTTAATGTAACACACGCACAGGCTCTAATAGTAAAACCAAAGACAGAAGTACAACTTAAGAAAGAAACCTTAGAGAAGTACAGCAATACTGTTTATAAGCCTTCAGAAATGCTTTCAGACACAGAGCTGATTGAACTACTGGCAGCAGTAGGCTTTGAAGGAAAAGCCCTTAAAACGGCTTGGGCCATTGCAAAAAGGGAGTCCAACGGACGACCTCTAGCATATAATGGTAACAGGAATACTGGAGACAGTTCTTACGGAATTTTTCAGATCAATATGTTGGGTAATCTCGGCACAGATCGTAAAGAAAAATTTAACTTGAAGTCAAATGACTCGTTATTTGACCCAACTAAAAATGCAGAGATAGCGTATCATATGACTAATGGCGGTTTAGATTGGTCAGCTTGGAAGGGTTTAACCCCAAGAGCAATGGAATTTTATTTAAAATTTCCAACAAATTAGAAAGGAAGTGTAATGCGGATACAATATGTGTCTACTTACATTAAACTTTCGGAAGAGGGCCTTGTTCCCAAGCTTTTATGCCCACAGGATCAAGGCTCTCTTTTATGTAATGGCGACGGAGATTCTTTAATATACTTATATTGCCTAGAATGCAATTACAAAAATACAATGGGTATAGCTAAGTATGAAGATATAGTAAAATTAGTAGATGAACAAAAAAGAGTTTGAGTTTGAGTCAGGCATAGTTTCCGAGACGGATGCTATGGGCAGAGAAATATGGTGGCTTGATGCAGGAAGACCAGAAGGCGGAAACGAGTAACTTAGAAGATAGCCTACCAATGGTTAACTATATAATGTTGCACAGAATTTATGATTTACTAAGTCTTATATCAAATAAACTTGTGGGATCAGAAGATACTCAAAAAATGATATCTTATCATGAGGCTGGATATTTGCTTGGCCCAGTCCCATCATTTTCCCCGCCAGAAGATCCAGAATAAAATCCTTGACTTAGATATAAAGTTATAATACAATTAACATTCAGGTTGAGATTGTAAAGTTTCCCTGATTGCATGAAGATGCACAATACCCCTACAGATCCGCCTCTGTAGGGGTATTGCATGCTATAATATAATTACTATGGTTCATCATTTTGCAAAGTGGATGGCAAGTCCACAGTTTACTCATCCTCAAGTATGCGATGAAGACTGCAAAAAAGAACATAGCACATCCAAAGAATCTATTTTTAAAAAACTACTGAAAAGGATTGGTAAGAAATAATGTTTTACGACAGAGAAGATTGCATTAAAGCCTCTTTTTTCCCAGATGACTATGGAACACCTAGCGGAGTTTTTATTTTCAAGGGTTTCTATACTGATGAAGAATGTAAAACAGTAGAAGATGAATTAAAAGACTATGACCTTAAAGATAAATATAAGGATACGCTTATAAGCTGGTATTCAAACAAAATTAGCCCTCCATTAAAAGCAATACACCCGCTTTGGGAAAAGGCAAGCGAGCTTCTGTATCCAGAATACGTGATGCACCCACAAGGCAATGTGCTGATCATTACGCCAGAAATGAATGAAGGAATGTTTACGCATTCTGATTCTCCTGGAAAGGGAGAGTGTCACAGACTTTCTCAGGTAGACGTATGGAAAACTTGTTGCGAGCTAGACTACGGACTGGTTGCTTATTTTGGAGACTTTGAAGGCGGAGAAATATTTTATGTAAACATTGACAGCAATGGCAATAAAGCAATGGGAACTCCAGAAGATAATCAGCTAACCATAAAGCCAGAAAGAGGAGACCTTGTCATACATGGAGCATTTAATCCACACGCACATGGCGTAAAGCCAGTTTCTTCTGGAAGAAGATATGCGTTTTCAAACTTTGTTTTAAAGGCAGAAGACAACCCAGGAACTTTCTACAATTATAAGACTCCAGAATACTATGAGCAGATTAAAGATAAGGACAACCTTTCCCTAAAGGACTTTATCGATATTTGGATGAGACCTTTAAAAGAAAATCCTCAATTTACAAGAGAAAGAATTGAAAGATATAAAGCTTCTGGCCTAGAAGGCGAAGCGCTTTCAGATGAATTCATGGGTGAGTTTAAAGAACACTAAAACAAAAAATGCTTTAGTATTGCGGCAGTTGCTAAGCAACACCAAATAATATTAAAGACAATTATTGTTGGCAAAGTCTTTCGTGTAGATGTCCATATAAGTGACAAGCTTGAAGCAAGTGCAAATACGTAGAGCCACCACCATTGTTTGCCAAAAAGCAGGCCTGGGACAATTATAGCAACCTTAGTCATAAAAGAAATAAACTCTATTGTATTAGTAATATTCCAGTAGGATCTAGATTTCATTTTAGACAATACGTATTGTATTTTATTCATTAAATCCTCCGTTTACTTTTAAAAATTCATAATGCTTACAGCTTTTTTTAGACAAATTCTTTTTGATATCAAAATTTGAGTAAATTTGTTTACTAAAACTATTTAAGTTTTTATCTGCAAAATCTACTAGATTTGACTGATCCATAATGCCGTTTCCGTATGCCACTATATAGTAGCTATACTCTGGCCACATCATATCATAATCGTGGATCAACTCAACTTTCATAATACTGTCATAAACTGGCTTTAATGTTTCTGGCATTTTATTGTTTAGTGTAAAGTTTTCCCAGAATGAGTTATTTGTTTTATTTGTCATGTAATGCAAGTATATAAAATCTTTAACTAGTTCGGAGTCTGCATAAGAGCGCTTATTGATCCTGTCTTTAGCGGCAAATGGGTTAAATATATCTACCTCTGGGTGAAAAGTTCTAGCTAGGGCTGCCGCAGTCATTTGTAAAGATGTTGCTTCTAATGGCTCAACAAAATTTGCAGCCAGACCAACAGCTAAACAATTTCCTATCCAAATATTTTTAAAGGTTCCTGGATCAAAAACAAACTGCTTTACAAACTGAACTTCACCGTACTTTTCAACAATTTCTTTTCTAACATCTTCGTTAGATATAAGCCTTGAGTCATATACATATCCACAACCGTACCTATGCTGTAAAGGAATTTTCCATACCCATCCAAAATCCATAGCGGTTGATTCAGTGTATGGCTCTATCTCCTCTGGGTTAGTTATCTCCATAAAAAATGCCTGAGCAGAATTAGCTGGTAGGCTATCAGAATAGCTAATCCATTCCCCTCCAAGTTTACCGCCTAAGAAGTACCTAGCAAATCCTGTACAGTCTATCAAAAAATCAGTCTCTAGTATTGTATTATCTTTTAATGTAACCGACTTTATGTCTTGCCCATCAATCTGGCAATCAACAACTTCATTCTCTACGTATATGACTCCCCGCTCTAAAGATTTTTCTTTTAGAAACTTGGCCATAACTCTAGCATCAAAATGAATAGCATGCTGAGAGTAGTATTTATAATCTACATCAGAGTTTCCATAAGGAACCCTGTTTTGGTCGGATATCATTGTGTAGTAGCAATGATCCTCAGCTTTCATATTGTGTCCATATGCGAATATTCTTGAATTTAGGAAGTGCTTATCTTTAAACTCAATAGACTCAATGAAAGGCGAGATGTTTTGCTCAAAAGTGAAGCCGTGCATATAGCTGCCGCCATCTTCAGACCAATTGGTAAACTTAATTCCGTTTTTAATTGTTGATTTTGTGTTTGATATTAAGTCTTTAAGACTTATGTCTAGATAGTCAAATGATTTAAGCAGGGCTGGAACAGTTCCTTCACCAGCTCCCAAGATACCTATATCTAAACTTTCTATTAGCATAATATTTTCGTCTGGGAATCTTTTTTTAGCGAATAGGGCAGCTAGCCATCCAGCGGTTCCACCACCAACTATAACTATGTTTCTCTTATTCATTTACATATTATACCTTTGCGTAAATTCAGTGTCATATAGTGCGAAAAAAAGTGCGTCGGCGAGAAGAACACATTCTAGTCAACTGTAATATATGTATCCATATTCCAGAACATATTCAGATATACCCCATAGCCGTCCTCTAGAGGCTCTCTAAGCCTTTACTAGGCTCTTTGCCTATCCAAGGACAGGGAGGGGCCAAAAAAGGGCTTTACGT